ACGTCCGCAGCAACTATATAATATCTACTATAATCAGGATAATCCCATATCCAATATCCATGATCTCCTCCACGCATTTCTACTGGACTTTTACATTTATTGTGTCTATAATTTTCAATAATGGCAGTATCAACAACCGTATTACCAGAAGACAAAAATTCAGTATCACATTCTTGTGCAGCACGTTTGATACCCAATTCTGCAGTTTGTCTATCTCTCCATGATTGATCTCTTTCTGGATGTCTATCCCACTTTAATCTAATTGTTTTAAATGTGTTCTTCTTTGATTCTGCATCAACCCACATTTGATGGAAGAAATTACCTACACCGTTTGGTGTACTCAACAAAATAGCTCTACCACCAGTAGCCATTGTTTGTTGAGCAGATGTCCAAACTTCTTCTGCGTTTTCAATAAATGCACATTCATCCATTACAAGCAAATAAGCACTGAAACCACGTGCGCTATCAGCGGCTGAAGATGCAGCGAGAACTCTTGATTCATTTTTAAACTTCAATGATAGTCTATTATCTTCAACTGTTGGTACTTTTAACCAACTAGGAAGATTGTTGTTTGCAAGTCTTATTTTTGATACAATTTCTTTTGAAGTATTTTGTACAGTAGATAAAATCAATACGTTTTTGCCTGGATTAAATATCATTGTCCACAATGCATACGCACTAACAAGCGTAGAAATACCCATTTGACGGGATTTTAGTACAATATTTCTATCATGATCAATAAAGTCTTGTAATGTTTCTTCTTGGAACGGATATAATTCAAATGGAATAATACCTCTTGTTTGATGTTGAATTTTTACATATTTCTTCATGAAATACATAGGTTCTACAAGACATCTCTTGTATTCATCCTTGATTACATCTTTTAATGTTTTCTGTACACTCATTGATCTTGACTATTAAGTTTTTCCAAAGTCATTTGTTTTGCTTTTTCTTCAATAACTGAATCATATTTTAATTCACTTATTTTTTTATTTAATTCATCAATTCTTTCATTGACACTTGTCAGATCCTTTTTAAGATCAGTTAATACTTTACTCTTCATATCAGTATCATCTGTCCAAAATTCTTGTGAACCGTCTTCATTAAAATATTGTAATTTAGGCAATGAACTATCTGATTCAAGATAAGTAAGGCTTTCTGTCATTTGTTGTTTGAAATCATTCATTTCTGAAAGCATACTTTTATAAATTTTATGTTTTTCATAATCTTCAAATACGCCAAGTATTTTTAGTTTACTATCAAATGCAATATTGCAGTCATAACATCTACCTGTTTTTGGATATACTTTTTGATCCAAATAATTTCCCCATTTAGTATCTGCATTACAAATATTACATCTTTGTTCAATTTTAATTTGAGCAAGTTTAGGTATTTTTCTTTTGCTACCATTTTTCCACATCCATTTATTGCCTTGACTATCCTCCCAAATTTCACCCTCTTTTCTTTTGCTATTGTTTAAATTTGGATCATATCCAACTTGAATAAATGGTCTATTACCATCCAAATAGTCTTTTACAATAGACAAATTACTTTTATCTGATGCTCTTTTCATATTATTTAATAACCTTTATATTATATATAACTAAATTTATCTTTGATATTTTAATAATCCTAAAATTTGATTAACAGGAGCAAAAAGACCAGTTAATTTGTATATTTTATCATTATAAAAGAATGTTAATCCTTCTGAACCTACAATTTTTTTCAATCCACCAACAACTTTTAATCTTTGTAATTCATTCTTTAATTTGTTTAATTGATCTTCCGTTGCACCTTTGGATTTGAGCGTTTTTGCTTGTATCAATACATCACTTGCTATTTGTTTAGCAGCTTCATCAGGTGAAGCAGCCATATAACCAGCAGCATTTTTCAATACTTCAACTCCTAATTTTAAAAATAATTCTTCAAATGGTCTGATGTTATTTTTGTATTGTTGTTCATGACTTTCTTTGTCAAAAGCACTGACAAAATTCTTAAATTCTTCATTGTCAATTTGTTTTAAAATACTTTTTATGCTAACACTTTTATCAAATTCTGCCCATCTTTTAACTAATAGACTCAATACGTCAGGTGAAATTGAATATCCAAATGAATCTGCCTTTTCTCTGATAAAATTATTCCACCAATTTTTATGATACTCAATAATTTTTGTTTGATCACTGAATGATCCTTGCAATTGATCAATCATTGTCATGAATTGTTTTCTTTTTTGTGGTAAATTCTTTACTTTAGATAACAATAATTTGTTTGGTCCTCTGATAGTAAATGTATTTTGTACATCTGCATTTACATTTTTAATTAAATTACCAAGTATAATTCCAGATTCAGCATCTCCACCTGCAATTGGTTCACCTAAATCATTATATTCAATAATTCCGTGAAATACCAACATACTTAAATTGTATGGAATTACGTTCTTTGTAGCTGGATAAATTACTTCAACACTTGCAAACTTTTTACCATTACCAAACATTTGATTTAATTCTTCTCTTGGAACTTTTGATAGTGCATTTGATAAATCATCCACCGCAAAACTAAAAGCATCTTGAATATTTTGTGGTTTATCAGAAAACATTACTTTGATGCTATCCTTAGTCAAAGCATTTTGACCTTGATTTTTTAGATGTCCTTTGTTTCTTGCAAGTCTCAATTGTCCATCTTTCCACGTAAAAGAAAGTTGTTGACCGTCAGTTTTTTCAAATGCTTTTAAGTCACCTAATAGAGATTGATCCACCATGTTTCTTAAATCTTGGAATGTCAATTCCATATCTTCATATGGATGTGCTAGATGTCCATAAGCACCACCTTCATTTAATGTTGGTTTTGGATCATTTAATAAACTGTCTACTAAAAATTGAGTTAATTTATTCATATTTCAAATGTGTTGTCAAATACAGTAATTGCCTTGTTATAAGATCTAGATGTTTCATCAAGTGGATTGTCAGTGAATTGCCAATTCCAAAATAATTCATCAGGAGTTTTAAATCCAAAAAATTCAAGAACGTCTTTTTGTGTTTTTGTAACATCTCTGCCATTCCAATTTTGACCAACGGCAATAAAGCCGGCATCAATATCTTTTACTATATTGGCTTCACCTAAAGTTGAATGTCTATTTTCAATCCAAGTTAATCTTTCAATTAATTTTTGATAGTATCCATTGGCCTGACCCCATCTAATACTAGCAAAAAATACAACGGTATCACTTTCAAATAATTCTTTACTAATCTTCCAAAGTTCATCATTTTTTTCATTTACACTAGCCCAACAACGATGATATCCACTTGGATTTTGTTCTTTATTTTTTAATAAAGCTTTAATAGCACCACAATGATTTCCTCCAAATTCTTTATTACTACTTACATTTCCTTCACATGGAACAATATGTAATTTTGTAGTATCAATCAAAGTTACTTTTTCTTTACCGAGTAATTCTTGAATTTTAATGGCCAATTGTGTACTTTTTGGTACATCTTCTTTGTGTTTGACCCATCTATTACTGGTTGTTAATAGTAATACTTTATTCTTACTACGTAAATAATCAATGGTCTTTTTATACTTTTTAGCATATAAATCCATTTCTTGTTCACTAGCTGGAATTTTAGCTTCTTGTAATAATAAATCTGTCAGCTTAATCATCGTACAATATAAATAGATTTTATAAAGAAAAAACCCCACTTATTTCTAAGTGGGGTTCTGTTTAATTATTTACCAATTAGGCATTAGGGAATGTAGCACCAGTTGGCAATAGGTTGAAGTCAAGTACTATGAATTCAGCAGTCTTGGTTGGTTGTAGATAGATTTGACCGTATAGGATGTTTCTATCAACAATGTCTGGTGTATTGTTTGTGTCATCCATCTTAACTTGGAAGGCATACAATCCACTACGTTGTTGTACGTTTTCTAAGTATGGGTTAACAATACTCAAGAAACGGTTACGTGTAGCAGCTACGTTTTGTTCAAATACAAGGTACTTACTAGTTGAAGCAATGTACTTCTTCAAGTTGATCAACAATCTACGGACGTTGATTCTGTCTAGAGCACTTGATTCAACTTGTAGAGTCTTTTGACCCCATACACAGATACCTTGACCTGGGAATGCTGCAATTGGATTTACACGGCCTTCATAGAGTGTATCACGTTCTGCGTGAGTCAATCTATCAAGAGTTTGTACAGCTTGTGGAATACCACCACGGTTTAGACCGGCTGGAGCAAACCATTCTGCACTTGCTTTGTCATTAGCAGCGTAAACTGCTGGTAGTACTACTGAAGGTGGTACACTTACAATCTTGTTTGTGTTAGTATCTAGGATCTTAACCCAAGGATAATAAGTACCTACATAATTACTATCAATTGTAGCTACGTTACTTACAGCAGCATCAATCAATCCTACACTTTGATTGCTTGATGGGAATGTTACGTTATCCATGATGTAGAAACAATCACCACGGGATTCACACATATCAATTGTTAGTGTTGTTACGTATGAGTGATGTTGATTGAAAATACCTGGTAGAGCAATCAAGTTGATATCAAATTCATCTGCATTTCCAAGAGCACCAATACATTGTTTGTATGCTACTGAACCTGCACTAGAAATTGTTGTACAATCTAGACCTTGAGTGTTACCTGGGGTAATTGAACTTCCTACATTGATTGGAATTGTTGGTGATTGACCGTCAAATCCACCTTGGAATCCAAGAACAAACTTACGTAGTTTAACATAAGTTGTTTCAGATGAAGTTGATGTACTTGGAATACTACCACTCAAACTTGGAGATAATATTGAACCAGTACCACTTCCAACAATTACATCATCCAAAGCAAATCCAACGTTGTTACCGTTAGTTGCACCACTTGGAACTGGAGCAAAATATTGGATGTTGTCATCATATGTTTCTACTCCAGTTGAAGCGGTTGGATATAGAGCAACCAATTCAGAATCTGTACTTGGAATTGCATCAAATACAACACCAGATGGATACTTACCAAGTTGTGTACCATATAAAGAAGCTCTACTGTACTTCATTGTATTAGCTACATTAGCAAGATCACCTGCAACTGGTACATCATAAGGATTGAATCCATATGGAACAGCAGTTACTGGATAATCACTGGTAGTCATTTCAATTCTGATATTCTTACTTACATTGGCATAAGTACCAAATTCAATAATCTTACCAGAATAACTGATGTAGTTGTATCTGTCACCAATTCTACGTGCAATGAAATTGCTAGAATCTGGATCTAGTGACAAGTTTGTGAATGTTTCAAGATACTTAGGACGTTTTGTTGTATCATTATAATCACGTACAGATAGAGTAAATGTACCCCAATCTGTGCCTGATACTGTACCAGCCAATTTAACATCACTAATTTCAATCTTATATTGCTTGTTAGTGTTTGTACCATCAGATAGAGTATGAACTTTGAACAATTCATATCTTGATGTGGTACCATTTACTGCGGCAACTTTTTGAGATACAATGAATGGTGTATAAGCATTCGTTAGACCAAAGTTACTGTCACCATTTGCTGGGTTAAATGAATTTGCATCAGTGAAATTCAATGCTTTTGATCCAGAGAAAATTCCGCCTGGTAGAGCAGCAATTCCTACTCTGTAACTTGTTGAATTATTTGAAATTCTCTTAATTGTATCAGCAAA